AATAGCCAATGGTGAATTTCCAATATCATTTACATTTAAATCATTTTCGTTAAATCTTTTAATATCTTCAGAAATGTTGCTTCTTAGGAATGTAAATCCTCGTTGATTTTGTAGATACTGATAAAATGCAGTTTCACTTTCAACAAATTGTCCAGTAAGTAATGATTCTTTTGCCGCTTCGGTATCAACTTGTCTCCTTACAAATGAAGGCTGAGCACCAGTGCCTACTTCGTCGTAGCCAGCTGATGATGCAACTGTAAATGTTGCTCCGTTGCTAGTATCTGAGCTAGTAAACTGCATACGAGCACTTGACGGATCTTTAGGAGTGATAAAAATATAATCGTCTACTTGAGGACTATCACGACCAGTAACACCTTTTAATAGGTGTGTATTCAAAACTGATGCTAAACTTTGAACACCAGTTTGTACTATTTCATTAAATGTTTGTCCAGTAATTGTAACGTCTGTAGGTAGTGCTTGAACACTATCTCTAAAGGCATTATTGTGATACGGAGTACCTATTACTTTATACGTGCTTCCTCCTGCTTGAACATTAAATTCACCAAAGCTCCAAGTAAAAGGTATAATTCTAGTCATTTCAGGCAAACGGACCGATTTACCAGTGTGGTCCCATCCTGTAAATTCTATCATAATATAAAATGGTGCTTCTATATAATTCCTATGTCCTGCTTCATAAGATGCTATTTGTAATGCTTGTAAAAAAGTACCCATACTATAGGGTTCCATAACTGTAAATTCTATATGTGTAGCATTTGTAGATCTTGTACGAGGATTTGCACCAATTAAAGAGTGTATCTGTAAATCATCCATAAAGAATTCAGTTTTTGCTCCACCAGTTTCAAAACCTGTAGTAGTTTTTGATTTTCCTGCTCCGCCCGTAGTTCTTAAAATAACGTTACGTGCTCCAACACTTCTGTATGTTGCGTCAGGCCTGTTTAACTCGTCATTAGACAAACAACCCATTGTAAAAATGTAATTAAAATGAGTATATCCATTTAAAGGATTTTTTTGCTTTGTCATTTCAGAAGCTATTGCTCCTAAGTCTTCTCTTCGAGCGGAACCTAAATCAAATCCTGGGAACATTTGTCCTAAATTTAGATTTCCAGCAAGTTCATCAAAGACTCCTTGTATTCCTTTAGTGATATCTCCAGTTAGTGCAGAACCTACAGCGGCGACTGCATCTCCTACTTGTTCTTTAATATCATTTAAAATATCAATATTATTAGAGGCTAAAGAAGTTCCTTGCAGTGCTTCTTGCACTTCTAAAAATTGTGCTTGGGCTTGTTCTGCAAACTGCGGAAGTTCATCACGCAAATCCGAAGCCGCTTGGGATAACGATCCCGACATGTCAGATAAAGCACCATCAAGCGATGCTGAGCCTTGTCTGATTAGTCCATCTGCTGTCCTAACTGCTTCTGAAACGTTTTCTTCTAGTTGGTTAGCTAGTTGCTGAGGAGATAAATTTCTCATACTAGCCTCCTTGTAATGCTTGCTTGATTCTTTTTCCTTGTGGCAAATAAATCTTTGTGCCCGCAACAAAATCATATATAGGATCGCCTAATACATTCATGTTGCGTTGAATGAATACCCACCATAATTTTGAATCTTGGTATAAGTCGTATGCTAAAAGGTCGGGTCTGTTTTCATATTGAGGTTCTATTTCGTACAAGATATCATCTGCTTCTGCAGGTACAGGTCGAATATCAAGACGATCGAGATAAAATCCACGATTTTTTGTTTTATAGTATGGACTACTTGCTCCGTACGCCATTAAATATAACCTCTTCCGTTAAGAATTAAATCACCATTAACAAAATCATTCATGTTAAATGCTTCTTGTTGTGATCTACTATAAATTGGAACACAAGTAACTGCAAACTGACTTTCTACTGGGGCATATGCTACTCCGCCGCCTGTTTCAACTCCACCGTTAATATTAGGTGATCCTAATCCTGTTGCAATGTAGTCAACTTCAGCACCCATATCAAGCGAGAATGTTTGTATAATTACCGGAACAGACTTAAACACATAGTCACCATATCCATTTAATCTAACAACCGGTGGCGGATTACCTTGGTTTTCACTGCCTTGTCCGTAATACATTTTTGTTACACTTCTTAAGTAGTGTAAACATGCTACCCAATATCTTGCTTCGAGTGCGTTCTGCACATGGAAATTGCCGGTAAGCATAATACTGTCAACTTTGCTTCCTTCGTAGCTGAAAAAAGGATAATTAGTATGTACAGGTTGCATCGCATTGTAATCAGCACTATGTTGAAAGACAACAGATGGTGTATAAGGAAAAGTAAAACCGCCTGTAGTAACTAAGGGAGCCAGTAAAGGACTTGATTCATACAGCATATCGTTTGGTAAACTAAGTTTTACACGCCAGTCAAAGCCGCTAGATTTAGCAAACTGTGCCGAAGATGTGTCAATTGCTGAAAAGGGATTTGCACCCCTTGAAATATTTTTTGAACGTATTTTAGATAGGAAACCTTGAGCACCGCCAATGAAGTCGCCAATGCCACTACCGCCTGCAAAATCACTAACTGCATCGAATGCATCGTTAATTCCGCCGAATGCACTAGTAACATCTCGTTGGACATTGCTGGCAATGTTTTCTACATCACTTGCTACGTTTTTGAAAAATGCACCTATACTCATAGTCTCTCCTTATACATTATTTAGTTGACAAAGTTATCTACATAGTTTATAATAGAACTATGTTAACCGGAGAATATAATTTGAAAAGAGTAAACTACTTAAACAACAGAGATATACTAAAGCAGATACACAAATCAAAAAACACATTTTGTAGTTATGTTGATCCTGAGTATAATCAATACGACATTATCTTAGACGATGTTGAAAAAATTAACATTCGTACTATTGCAGAAGCAAAAAGAAACAAAGCAAAGCGTCTTAGTACCGCAGACTACGAAGCACGTAAAGAAGCAGGCGAAAAAGTAAAACAAGCAGATTGTGCCATTCCTTATACAAAGATTACAAAAGAAGAACTAATCTTTCGTGTAATGACATTTGATCACATTCCAGACGAACCAGGCAGAAAGAAAACACCAAAGACAGTAGCAGACACTAAAGTAAAACTAAATTTTCCTCCATTTCAACATTTTAAATTCAACGACGAAGGCGAACTTATCTGCGTAGGTAAAAGTCACTGGGAAGGTGGCATGGAGAACGGAAGTTTTAATAAAAAACACGGAAAGGCTACAAACGAACTTGCTCGTATGTGGATGAAACTTTGTGATCGTTATGCTACCCGAGGCAACGTTCGTGGTTACACCTACAACGACGAAATGCGTGGACAGGCTATTTTACAACTTGCACAAATTGGTTTACAATTTGACGAGTCTAAAAGTCAAAACCCATTTGCATATTACACAGCGGCGGTTACAAATAGTTTTGTAAGAGTCATTAATATTGAAAAACGCAATCAAAACATTAGAGACGATATCCTTGAAATGAACGACATGAATCCTAGTTATACAAGACAAGCACAAGGCGAGTGGGAAGCCAGTGTAAAACGCAACGAAGAAGCTAAGATGAGTGTTTGGAAAGAAAAAGGTTGACATCTATAGTATTCATATGTATAATGAATAACATCTAATAGTGGAGATACAATTTGTTTAAGAAAGCGGCGGTCTTTACCGATATTCATTTTGGTTTAAAAGGCAATAGCAAAATACACAACGACGACTGTGAAGAATTCGTAGACTGGTTTATTGAACAAGCCCAAGAACGTGGCTGTGAAACAGCCATTTTTTGCGGCGATTGGCATCATAATCGTAACAGTCTTAACCTAACAACCATGGATGCTACTATTCGTAGTTTAGAAAAACTAGGTAAAGCATTTGACAAGTTCTATATGTTTGTAGGCAATCACGACTTGTACTACAAAGACAAGCGTGATGTAAGCTCTACTATTTTTGGTAAGCATATTGACGGTGTTACTTTTGTTGACGAAATCTACGAAGAAGATGATGTAGCACTTGTTCCGTGGCTTGTTGGCGACGAGTGGAAACAAATAGAAAACATTAAAGCCAAATACATGTTTGGACACTTTGAACTTCCAAGTTTCTACATGAATGCTATGGTGCAAATGCCAGACCACGGCGACTTGCGTCCACAACACTTTGTAAATCAAGACTATGTGTTCTCAGGACATTTCCACAAACGTCAGGTACAAGGCAAGATTCATTACATTGGAAATGCGTTTCCACACAACTATGCAGATGCGTGGGATGACGAACGCGGTATGATGATCCTTGACAAAGAAAACGGTAAAGAGCCAGAATATATTAACTGGTGGAATTGTCCTAAGTATCGCACAACTAAACTAAGCAAACTGCTAGATCCAGATGCAGACATTATTAAACCTAAAATGTATCTGCGTGTTACATTAGATTTGCCTATCTCATATGAAGAAGCACAGTTTATCAAAGAAACATATATTAATAAACACGGTTGTCGAGAAATTACACTTATTCCACAAAAACAAATCGAAGAAATTTCAACAGAACTTGACATTGAACATTTTGAAAGTGTAGATCAAATTGTTTCAAACGAAATTACTGCTATTGATAGCGATAACTTTAACAAAAAAATGCTACTAGACATATACAACGAGCTATAAATGATTAGAATCAAGGATTTAACTGTAAAGAATTTTATGAGTGTGGGCAACCAAACCCAGGCTGTAGACTTTAACAAAGAACAACTAACGTTAGTACTTGGTGAAAACTTAGATCAAGGAGGTGACGATTCTGGCAGTCGTAACGGTACAGGTAAAACAACTATTATTAATGCGTTGAGCTATGCCCTGTATGGCCAAGCACTAACTAATATCAAGCGAAACAACCTTATCAACAAAACGAATTCAAAAGGTATGGTTGTCTCGCTTGATTTTGAAAAAGATGGAACAGAATATAAAGTTGAGAGAGGACGAAGTCCTACATTTTTAAAATTTTATATCAACAATCAAGAACAAGAATTAACAGACGAGTCGCAAGGCGACAGTCGAAAAACACAAGAATTTATCAATGACTTACTTGGTATGAGTCATGACATGTTTAAGCACATTGTTGCCTTAAACACATACACAGAACCTTTCTTGAGTATGCGTACTAATGACCAACGTGCTATTATTGAACAGTTATTAGGTATTACTATTCTATCTGAAAAGGCAGAAAGTCTTAAAGAAAAAGTTCGCACTACTAAAGAAGCAATTACACAAGAAACACTAAAGATTGAAGCAATACAAACTGCTAATAGTAAAATTGAAACTACTATTGAAAGTTTAAAAAACAATCAAAGAGCATGGACTGCTAAAAAACGTGCTGACATCGAAAAACTACAAAAATCAATTGACGAATTAGAACATTTAGACATTGACGAAGAACTAGAAGCACACGAAAAATTAGCAAACTGGACTGAATTAAACACAGCAATTACGGCTCTTAATAAAGAAAAAAGCACACTTGAGAGTGCATTACTACGTGCCACTAAATCTGTTGAAAAGGCAGAAAAAGACATCGCAAATCTTGACGATGCAACTTGTTATACTTGCGGACAAGCATTACATGCTGACAAAAAAACAGAAATTGAGTCAAGAAAAGCAAAAGAACTAAACGATGCATTAGCGTATCAAACAGAAGTTGGTGGAAAACTAGAAGAAGTATTAAAAGGACTAGAAAGCATTGGTGATATTAACGGTCGCCCTAATACGTTTTATGAAACTGCGAAAGAAGCATACGAGCATAGAAACAACGTAGATAACTTAAAGCAAACGCTAATAAGTAAAGAGTCGGAAGAAGATCCATATCAAGCACAAATTAACGAACTGTCTACAACTGCTATCCAAGAAATTGATTGGAGTAGCGTTAATGATCTTACCACTTATAAAGAACACCAAGAATTTTTGTTAAAACTTTTAACTAACAAAGATTCATTTATTCGTAAAAAGATTATTGATCAGAACTTAGCATACTTGAATAATAGGCTAACGTATTATCTTGATAAATTAGGATTGCCACATCAAGTAGAATTTCAAAACGATCTAAACGTACAAATCACACAACTAGGACAAGACTTAGATTTTGATAACTTGTCACGTGGAGAACGCAACAGACTTATCTTAGGGTTGAGTTTTGCATTCCGAGATGTTTGGGAATCGTTATATCAAAATGTAAACTTGTTGTTTATTGACGAGTTAATTGATTCAGGCATGGATACTGCTGGTGTTGAAAATGCTCTTGCAGTAATTAAGAAGATGGGTAGAGAACGTGAAAAGAACGTATACCTAATTTCACACAAAGACGAATTAGTCGGTCGTGTAAATCATGTTATGAAAGTTATTAAGGAAAACGGATTCACGTCATATGAAAATGACATTGAAATAGTAGAATGATTGAAGATGATATTCATGACAAATTAACAAAGGCATACCTATCATATTTTAAGGCAAACGAAAAGTTTGAATCTAGAAATAGTGTTCGTACGCATAGAGAAGCAAGAAAATGGTTGCGTGAAATACGCACCCTTGCTAAAATGCGTATGGACGAGATTCATATAAAGCACAATTCCAAAAAAGAAGGCAACGAAAACTAGGCACGGTAAGTAAGTTCATGCAGTGGACTTATGAAGGCAAACCAATTGATGTTATACCAGACGAATACGAAGGCTTTGTTTATCTCATAACCAATCTTACCACTGGGCAAAAGTACATAGGCAAAAAATTAGCAAAGTTTAAAACTACTAAGCCACCTCTTAAAGGCAAAAAGAATAAACGCAGAGGCTACAAAGAATCAGACTGGCGTGACTACTGGGGATCGTCAGACAGATTGAATGCAGATGTACAGGCACTAGGCCCAGAAAACTTCACAAGAGAAATACTATACCTATGTAAAGGCCGGGGCGAAATGTCCTACATTGAGGCAAGAGAGCAATTTGACCGCCGTGTATTAGAGAGCGACGAGTATTACAATGGAATTATTAATGTTAGAGTTGGCGGTTCCGATAAATTGCGACAGGCTTTGCTAGAACACACCATAAAGGCAAAACAATCCAACACATAAGGTTGGCGGGCCAGTTTGAAAATACCGCTGTGGAAAAAGCATCCGTATAGGAGCACACGTAACATGCTGAGCGGCATCCGGTAGTAGGGTGTTTGATTGGCATAGACTGATTGTTGGCTGTCGAAAAA